TCGTCGGTGAAATGCCTCGGGTGCCTGGGGTCCCTCATATACGGCCCTCCCGTCTCCTGCGCCCCTCCCGGAACTGTCCACATCAGTGTAGCCAATCCACCTCGGGGCGAGGTACACGCACGACACGGCATACGAGCCGACGCAGGCCCGGTGCGCGGTGTGCGGTAGGCGCGCCTCCAACTGCCACCACGTCGCCCGCAGGTCGTGGGGAAAGACGTTCAGGCTCGTCACGCCAAACGGGGTGTGGGAGCTGCGCAGCCCGCTGTTCGCCCTGTGCGGCTCCGGCACGACCGGGTGCCACGGGAAGTTCCACGACGGCGGCCTCAGGGCCGAGTGGGTATGGCGCACCGGGGCGGCCGAGGAGGCATGGTGGTCCGGCACGATGCTCAGGGAGTACCCGCCGCACAGCCCCGACCTCTACATGTTCGGCTACTGGGCCATCACCGACCGTTACGGAAACGAGATCATCCGAGAGGTGAAATGACGATGGAGATCACCAACTGCGAGCAGTACGTGCTCGCCGAGCTTGACTACGAGCAGCGCCGCAACGAGCGCCTCGCGGCCGAGAACAACAAGCTGTTCAAGCAGCTCGACGCCATGACCAAGAGGGCGAACGGCTACAGCCGGATCATCAACCGCCCCAAGACGCCCATCGAGGCGCTGGCCGACAAGGTCATGCGCGAGGAGATGCTGACCCGCTTCACCTACGCCGAGGTCACGGACGTCAAGAGCGCGTTCAGCGGAAGGCTGCTCGACTTCGACGAATGGTGCCACGATGCGATGCGATATGTGGCGCTGGCGGACGGCGTCAGCGAGGAGGAGTTCACCCGGTTCATGCGCCGGTACCTCAAGAAGATCTACGACAAGAAGGTGGCCAAGAGTGCCGAGTAGAGGCCGCCGTGCCCGACAGGAGCGGCAGGGCGGGCCGATGAATGACGAGAAGGCCATCGCCGCGGCCATCCACGCCGGGCTCCAGAGCGACCACGTGACCGACCTGTACTCGGGCGACTGCAGGGGCTGCGGCGAGTGCTGCTCGCGCTTCCTGCCCGTGAGCCCGTTCGACCGGGTGCGCCTCGAGGCGTACGTGCGCCGGAACGGAATCGAGCCCGCCGAGCCCAGGGCGGAGTACGACCTGCTGTGCCCGTACCTCACGGACGGGCGCGAGTGCTCGGTCTACGCCGCGAGGCCAGAGATCTGCCGCGCCTACCGGTGCGACAGGCACAAGAGGTGCGAGCTCGGAATGTTCTTCGGCGCGGAGTGCGCCGAGGTGACCGACATGCGCGCGCTCGCGGAATCAATGGCCGGCGACGTCTACGAATGCGAATAGGAACCGAATGAAAGGAATACCGATGACCGACGAGAAAAAGACCGGCGAGACGTTTGAGGCGCCATACCCCGGGACGCTTAGCTGGGCGGCGACGCGGTTGCTGGAGGCAATCGGCGATGCCGCGAAGGCCGTCGCCGAGATGCTGTGGGAGAGCATCTCCCGCGTGTTCCGAGACGCCCGCCGTCTCATGAGGAAGCTCGCGAAGGCGCTTGACCCGAAGTGGCAGCGTCGCAGCCGTCGCGCACTCGCCCGCTCGCGCCGCAACAACCTGTACCTGAAGAGTATCGGGAGGTGCAGGTGATGGCGACCGAGTACGTTCTGGACGCCGACAAGATCGCCCATTGGCGTATCGACAACCACGTCCCGCTGAAGCAGCTGGCGCGCGCCGCCGGGGTGAACCTCAGCAGCCTGAGCCATGCCATCAGCAACGGCAGGGAAGTGAAGATGAACCTGCTGCTCAATCTGGCGGAGGCGATGGGCGAAGACCCGCGCGACGTCGTGAGGAAGAAGGTGGAGAGATGAGATTCGAGATAATCGAGCGCCACATCATCGACGTGCCTGACAGCGAGCTCACGGACGGCGAGCGCCCCTTGGGCAAGATGGCGCTCGTTGAGGTTCTCGACGTCATCGCGGAGAACCCGCGCAGGTTCATTGAACGGTACGAGATGTACCGCGAGGAGGTGATCCGCCTTGGGGGCAAGCTGTGATCCGGGCTACAACCTCCCGGACGGATGCACCGGCGCGGCAATCGACAGGCACTTCGGCGAGGGCAAGCCCACTTGCGCCGAGTGCATCAAGATGTACGAGTGCTGCTGCGACTACGGCATCTGCGAGGTGGAGTTCGACGACGCCTTCCGGGAGAAGTTCGACGGGGCGGACGCGGAGCCGGGCGACGTCGCCTATTGGGCGCTCCCGTGGATAGCGGACCACATGAGGGACATGCAGGAGGAAGCGTGCGCCATGTTCTGTGGCTGATGCCGCTGGCGGCGCTCACCGCGCTGCTGGCGTGGGCGGCGAGGTCCGCATGGGCGCTCGCCGTGGTTCTGACCGTTCTCGTGCGCATGGCGTGCGGGTGAGATTGGAGGATTGAATGGACGAGATTGGAAGGCTGATCGGCAGGCTCATCGGGTGCCTCATCATGACGGTGCTCGTGTTGCTGTGCGTCGCCGCAGTGCTGTGGTGCATGCAGCTGGTCGTGGGGCTGGTCGCATGAGTGCGGGCGAGAGGGTGGCGCGGCAGCTCCGCGACGCCGCGGCCCTGCTGGAGTCCATGGCGGAAGACGTGGCGGGGGACATCGACGAGAGGTTTGTGCTGCCGCCCATAACGCTCACCATCAAGATAGGAAGCACCGACGAGACCCCGACCCTGTCGGTGAAGAAGGACTACCTCGCGAGGAAGCGCCTGGCATGACGTGGAGCTCCAACGGCAACGCCGAGCGCAAGCTCAAGGCGAGGCTCCGCGCCGAGGGCAGGCCGTGCCACATATGCGGACAGCCCATAGACTACAGCCTGCCGCCCGGCACGCCGTGGAGCTTCGAGGCCGACCACGTGGTGCCGAGGGCGAGGGGCGGCGCGGTGCTGGACTACGCGAACCTCGACGCGGCGCACCGCATCTGCAACCAGAGGAAGGGCAAGCACATGCCGGGCGACGCGAGGCCCGTCGAGATAAGGCGCACGAGGCTGTTCTGAAGGCTCGAGACAACTGAATAGGCGGGGCTGAAAAGCCAAACTGGAGGCGCGGTCGTTTGCTCGGCTGCGCCCCACTGCTTTTTGGGGCGCTGAGCCGCCGATGGCGGGGGCATTGCCCCTCCCCGGGGGTGCACGGACACCCATGCTGCTCAGTGCCGATTTCCCCCCGCCACATGACCACAGGGCGGGGGTAGGCCGCGAATCTCACCCGCATCGCACAATGCGGGCACGAGAAAGGAGGCCGGGATGCTCGAGATGCCGGAATCGGTCGCATCGGACGACTACCAATCGCAGATCTGGGCGAGCGTCACCGCATCGGGGCGCTTCTCCGACGAGGACGCGCCGAACCTCGCGTTGCTGTGCTACTGGCACGCCGTGGCGAAGGCGGCGGAGGACGCGATGGACAAGGGCAAGTCCGTGAAGGTGCTCGACCCCGTCGGCTACAAGCCTATCAAGGCAAAGAACGGCAGGCATGCCATCATGGAGCGCCCACACCCCGCCGTGTCCGTGCTCAAGCAGGCGACCGCCGAGATACGCGCGCTCAACGAGTTGCTCGGGCTGTCGCGCAAGGCAGTGCCCATCCAGGTGCAGCAGGCTCGTCCCCAGAGCGAGGGCGCGAAGGTGCTGAGCCTGATGTTCGCCGACCGCGAGCGCAAGGCCAAGGCGGCCGGTGCCTGATGGAGCCGAGGCAGACTCCGACATACGAGGCGAACGTCCCGGAGGACCTCAGCGGCGACGGCGAGATGGCGTGCGAGCTCGCGACCGCCTACTTCGGTGACCCGCTGCCGTGGCAGCCGCACCTGCTCGACGCGATGCTCGCCCGCGACGAGCGCGACAAGTACCTGCTGCGCACGCTCGGCATCTCAATCCCTCGCCAGAACGGCAAGAGCTGGGTCGTGCGCGCGAGGTGCTTCTACGGCGCGCTCAACGGCGAGAAGATCCTGTACACCTGCCAGCACGGCGACACCTCCGACCAGATGTTCAAGGAGCTGTCCCAGCCATTCGAGGACGAGGACGAGACCGAGCTGCACGACCTCCTGCTCGCCGTGCGCAAGACCAACGGCCAGCAGGCCATCAGCCTCAAGAACGGCGGCCTCATCCGCTTCACCACCCGCACCAACTCGCTGGCGCGAGGCAAGACCTACGACGTGCTCATCTACGACGAGGCGCAGGAGCTCACGGACACGCAGCAGGCGGCGTCCCTGCCTGCAATCTCGGCGAGCGCGATGCACAACCCGCAGACCATCTACCTCGGAACGCCGCCAGGCCCCGACAACGTCGGCACGGTGTTCCGCGACCTCCACGACGACGTGCACGACGGCGAGTCCGAGATGGCGTGGATCGAGTGGGGCGCGGACGAGATAGGCGACGTCCACGACGAGTCCCGCTGGTACGAGTACAACCCGTCCATGGGCACCGTGCTCAACTACGAGGCCGTCAAGGGCGAGTCCGAGCAGATGCAGCCCGACGTGTTCGCGCGCGAGCGCCTCGGGTGGTGGGCGAAGACGGGAGGCTCGCTCCTCTACGCCCTGTCCTCCAAGAAGTGGGACGGGTGCCGACGCGACTCAGCGCCCACTGACGGAAAGCTCGCCTTCGGCGTGAAGTTCTCCGCAGACGGCTCCAACGCCCCGGTGTCCTGGGCGCTCGCCGACAGGGACGGACCGTCCTACGTCGAGCTGTACGACGTGATGGGCGCTTCGGGCGGAACGGTCGCGATCTCGGACATGCTCCTGCGCAACCGAGATGAGATCGCGTGCGCCTGCATCGACGGCAAGTCCGGAGCGGACGCGCTCAAGCGGCGGATGCTCGACGGCGGCTTCAGCAAGTGCGCGCTCGTGATGGGCACGCCCGCAATCGTGCAGGCTGCGGCGTCGATGCTCAAGGACGAGGTCGACTCGGGCACGCTGTCTCACATCGAGTCGCCGGCGCTCGACGACTCGGCGCGCAAGTCGCTCAAGCGCGACATAGGCAGGGACGGATGGGGCTTCGCGGACGGCCCCGACTCCATCGCCGCCCCCATCGAGTCCGCATCGCTCGCCCTCTGGGCGGCGAGAACCACGAAACGAGACCCGCGAAGGGAACAGGAGGCCAGCTTCTGATGGCAGCAGTGAACATGGAACTGGCGGGGCAGGTAGCATCCGCCGCAGGCTTGGAGCCGGGCGACGCGGCGCTCGTCCGCGAGCTCATGACCGTCTGGCGCGAGCATCGAGCCAGCAACCTCGAGCGCGAGGACTACTACCTCGGGCACGTGTCGGTGAAGGACCTCGGCATCGCCATGCCGGCGAGCCTCGCCAAGAAGATCAACCCGCGCGTGGACTGGCCCCGCAAGGCCGTGCACGCACTCGCCGACCGCTCCATCTTCAACGGTTATACGTGCGCGGATGAGCAGACGAGCAAGGCCCTCCGCGCCATCTGCGAGTCGAACCAGCTAGAGCGCCTCTACCGCAAGAATCTCATCGGCGAGCTGAAGCACTGCTGCGGCTTCTGGACCGTGACAGACGGCGGCGGCTACCCGGTCATCTCGGCGTACCCCGCCACCGCGGCGGCGGCGCTCTGGGACGACGCTCGCAAGGCCATCAGGGCGGGACTCGTCGTGGCTGAGTCCAAGAAGATGCCCGGCGACACCGAGCGCGTGCCGACCGTGGTGCACCTTCTCACCGCCGACAGCCTCGTGGTGCTCACGCGCGGCGGCGGCTCATGGGTCGCCGAGTACCGCGGGCACTCGATGGGGCGCTGCCTCATGGAGCCGATGGCGCACGGCGCGACGCTCGAGCGCCCCTTCGGCACCTCGCGCATCAGCCGCTCCGTCATGAGCATCACCGACGACGCGATCCGCCAGCGCGCCCGCATGGAGGTCGCCGCCGAGGCCGCGACCCTGCCGCAGACTTGGCTACTGGGCACCTACAAGAAGATGCTCAACGACGGCAACAAGTACGACGCCTCGATGGGCGCGGTCAACGAGATCACGAAAGACCCGGACGGCGACAAGCCCACGGTCTGGCAGTCCGCGCAGCTCCAGATGGCACCGCTCACGGAGTACCTGCGCCAGCTCGCCTGCCAGATGTCGGCCGTGACCAACGTGCCGGTGAGCTTCTTCGGCGTGTCCAACGACAACCCGTCCTCCTCGGACGCTATCGCCGCGTCCCTGGAGCCCTTGGTCATCGACGCCAAGAACCTCAACCGCGACAACGGCACGGCGCTGCGCAACGTGGCCTACATGGCGCTCGCCGTGGCGAACGGCACCGATTTCGCCACCGAGCGCGACGCGGGGCATGAGATCAACCCGCGATTCCTGTCCCCGGCGTACCCGTCCACGGTGAGCCTGTCCGACGCGCTGCTCAAGCAGGTGCAGGCGCTCCCGAAGCTCGCCAACTCCACGGTGGCCTACGAGATGCTCGACTACACGGACGAGCAGATCCAGCGCATCGAGTCGGATGCCAAGAAGGCGCAGGCGGGCGCGGCTATCGCATCGCTGTTCGAGCCGAAGGAGGGCGAGAATGGCGGCGGTGCCGACTAGCCTGCTGGACGAGCTGACCGATGAGGTGAACGCGCTGTCGGCAGACGCCCAGGCGAAGGTGAGGCCGGCGCTCGAGTCCCTGCTGTCGAGCTGGGAGCGCGGAGGTGGCGGCGATGTCGCCTCTCTCCGCGAGAGGGCCTACGAGACGATCGAGGCGGTGCTCGGGTACTACGCCGACACGTGCGCCGCCGCGAGGGCCGCAGAATACTACGACGCGGTCAGGGCGTCGCAGGGCTTCCCCGGGAAGTATCGGGCGGTCGCCGAGTCCATGCGAGACCCGGACGCCACGCTCGGCGCGGTTAGATATTTCATCGGCAAGGTCGTCGAGGGCGCCCCCGAGGTCTTTGTCTCGCGGTGCGTCACGAGGGTCGACGAGGAGATCAGGCGCGCCGCCAACAGGTGCGTCGCCCACAACGCGCGCAAAGACCCGGCGAAGCCGTGGTACGCCCGCGTTCCCCGTGGCGAGACGTGCGGGTTCTGCCTCATGCTCGCGTCGTTCGGTTTCTACGCCAAGACCGAGGCGGCGGCGGAGCACTCGCACGCGCACTGCGACTGCCGAATCGTTCCCGGCTTCGACGGGGTGACCACAGTCAAGGGATACGACCCTGACGGGATGTACGAGAGGTATAACGACTGCCTGGCCGCGCTCGGAGGCCGCGACGGCATCGCCTCCGACTGGTACGCAATGCCGGAGGACGAACGTGAAGCGCTCGTGAGGCGCCACGGCAACAAGGAGGGGAAGGCGTACACCGCCTACCTCAACAACCGCGTCGCATCCGAGATAGAGCTACGCGACCCGTCCTGGTACGCCGGCGGCGAGCATAAGGGCATAACGTTCACGGACGATGCGGTGAGGCGCGACAAGGTAAAGAGGTGGAGGGTAGACCCCGGAGAGAGGAGAACCGCAGAGAAGTTAGCGACTCTGGGCTACAAGACTGAGTTCTGGGAAGACGAGGTGCACCTGAAGAGCGAGAACGCGCAGGGAAAAACGACCGTAAGCCGCGCCGACCTGTCCACAGGCATCGAAATCAAGACCGTGTACACGTCGAAATCGGAGAACACGTTCAAGTCGCACATGAAGTCCGTGGCCAACAAGAGCGGGGTGCGGTTCGCCGTCTTCGACGTCAGCGAGAACAAGTCGGTCACCGACAGCCAAGCCGAAGCGTGGATACGCAAGTACATGAAGAGGTACGGAATCTCTGAGGTGCGGATGCTGGGGCACGACGGGTCGCTCCAAACGATAAAAAAATAGGCGGGAGCTGCATGTCTCAATAGGTGAGTCAAACAGCTTCCGCCTAACCCCATCATACCGCATGGCCGCCCACGGGCGGCTTTTTTCATGCCGAAAAACGCCAAACAGGCCAAATCTCACGCCCGTAGGACACTGCCGCGCGACAGGGCCGCACGGCCCGAAACGCACATCTAAGGGGCTCGGCCGCACGGCTGGCCCGACGGGCCGCACGGTCCGGGAAAGGACGCGACATGGCAGCAGAGACCAACACGGAGCCCACGGGCGGTACGGAGCCGACCGGGGGCGAGGAGCCCGACTACAAGGCGCTCTACGAGGCCGAGAAGGCGCACTCCCGCAAGTGGGAGAAGCAGGCCAAGGCCAACAAGAGCGCGGCAAGCGCACTCGACGAGGCCAACCAGGCGAAGAAGACCGCCGACGAGAAGGTCGCGGAGCTCGAGAAGCGACTCGACGCCAAGGAGAAGGCCGAGGCACGAGCCAAGACCGCCGCCAAGGTCGCGCAGGAGAAGGGAGTCCCCGCCGAGCTCATCGTCGGCGAGGACGAGGAGAGCATGGCCGCATGGTGCGACAAGATGCTCGCCGCATTCAAGACAAAGCCCGCGCCGCGAGTGGAGAAGCCCGGCAGCTTCGACAAGGGCGGCAAGGGCGGGGACGAGGCGCTGCGAGACTTCGCCAAGCGCCTCCTGAAGTAAGCCAAACCCGAAGAAAGGCACAGAAATGGCTGCAAACGACACCCAGAAAATCAAGCTGCCGTCCAGCGTGGTATCCACCATCATCGGCAAGGTGAAGGACACCTCCACCATCGCCACGCTGAGCCCCAGCACCCCGCAGAAGTTCGCGGACACGACCTACCTCGTGTTCAACCCGACCGCAGAGGCCGAGGTCGTCGCCGAGGGCGGCAAGAAGTCCGGCTCCGAGATCTCCACCGACCCCGTGGTCGCAAAGCGCGCCAAGATCGTCACGACCACGCGCGTCTCCGACGAGCTGAAGTGGGCCGACGAGGACAACCAGCTGGAGATCATCTCCAACATCATCGCCGACCAGACCGCCGCCGCGGGCCGCGCGCTCGACTACATCGTCTACCACGCCATCAACCCCAAGACCGGCCTCGGCCTCACGGGCTACACCGCCCTGACCGCTGACAAGGACGTCCACAGCGTCGCCAAGACCGACTCCCCGGTCGACGACATCGACTCCCTCTCCGACGCCCTGCTCGACTACGGCATCAACGGCATCGCCATGAGCCGCCAGTTCGCCTCCGAGCTGCGCAAGCTGCGCGTGCCCGCCACCGGGCAGCGCCTGTACCCCGAGGTGCCGCTTTCCCTCAACGTGGGCAACCTCGACGGCATCCCCGCCTCCGTGTCCGGCACCGTGAACGGCCGTCTCGCCAAGACCCCGACCAAGGTCTCCGCGATCATGGGCGACTTCTCCGCAATCAAGTGGGGCATGGTCCGCGACATCACCGCCGAGGTCATCGAGTACGGCGACCCCGACAACACCGGTCAGGACCTGAAGGGCTACAACCAGATCGCCTACCGCACCGAGGCCGTCCTGGCATACGCGGTACTCGACCCGAAGGCCTTCGCCGTCCTCAAGAGCGCCTAGGGGGTACCGAGATGGCTCAGCTAGTCCAGAAATTCATCGTGGAGGACGTGGGCAAGGCGTCCAGCATCCTCCCGCAGCACGTGGCGCTCGTCTCGCCCGACGGCGAGCCGCTCGTCGTGCCAAAGAAGGTCGCCAACCCCGGCGCCAGCCCGACCGTCGCGAAGGTCGTGCAGGCCCTCGTCGACGCCGGGATCATGGAGGCCGAGTAGCCATGGCCGCGCTCGCCAGCGTGGACGACTACAAGGCCCGCTACGGCGAGCCCGCGGACTCGGCGCGCACCGAGGTGCTGCTGCAGGACGCATCCGACCTGATGCTCGCGGCATTCGAGGACCGAATCGGCGAGTACACCGAGGGGGCGTGTCCGGCGTTCGACCGCGCCGCCCCCGCCGTGTGCTGCCTGCTCGTCAACCGCGTGCTCTCGGCACCCGCCGCGATGGCGGGGGCAACTCAGTACAGCCAGGGGGCGGGCGGATACACGGCATCGGTGACCTACGGCTCGGCGCTCGGCGAGATGTACCTAGGCAAGAGCGACCTCAGGCGCCTCGGCCTCACCGGTCAGGCGCTCGGGGCGCTCACGCCGCTGGAGAGGGGAGGGGTGACCGAATGATGTGCCTCATATCAGGAGAGACCGTGACCGTGCGCAATGCGGCCCAGTCGTTCGACGAGCTGGGCGAGCCCACCGGCGAGACGGTGACCGAGACGGCAGTCGACAACGTCGTGGTGTGCCCCGGCGCGACCGCCGACCTCGACTCGACGCGCCCCAACGGCGCGACGGTCGCCTACACGCTGTGCTTCCCGAAGGGCGCGGACGTGTCCCTGAAGGACGTGACGGTCACGGTGCGAGGCACCGACTACAAGGTTGTCGGCGACCCCAAGCGATACACCGCGGCCAACACGCCCGGCCCCTGGGACCTCACCTGCGAGGTGACCCGAACCGATGGCTAAGGCGAAGTGCGAGGTCAAGTTCAAGAACTTCAAGTGGAACCGCGGCGGATACGCCGAGGTCATGAACGGCGGGGGCGTGCAGGGCATGCTCGACCAGAGGGCCGACGCCGTGGTCGCGTCCGCCAACGCATCGCTGCCGCAGAAGTACGGCGGGGACGGCTACGGGGCCGAGACAATCGGCGGAAAGCTCGCGAAGGGCCGGCTCATATACGCGGCGAGCAAGCACGCGCGCGCAAGCGAGCGCAGGCACAACCGCTTGCAGGCTATCTTCGGAGGTGACTGATGGACATCGAGAGGGTGGTGGCCGAGCGCCTCATGCACGCGACCGGCATCAAGTGCGTGCCCGACGTGCCGCGCGAGAGACCCGATGAGTTCGTCCAGGTCACCCTCGCCGCCACGGGCGCCACGAGGTTCATCCAGTCCCCGCGAGTGCTCGCCACGTCGTGGGCGAAGACCCGCAGGCGTGCACGCGAGATAGCGGAGGCCGTCGAGCGGGCGTGCGCCGCCATCGAGGACGAGCCGAACGTGTTCTCGGCCGTTCCCGACGGCACGTACCGATGGGACGACCCCGACACGGGGGCTCCCAGATACCAGACGAACATCAACCTGACCATCTGCGAATAAGGAGCAATCATGGCAGAAAGCAACAAAAACAACGTCGCCAACGTCTCCAGCGCCAAGGGAGTAAAGGGCGGTTACATCTTCACCGCGCCCGCCGGAACGGCGCTGCCGACCGACTACAAGACCGCGCTGCCCGCTGCGTGGAAATGCCTCGGCTACATCAGCGAGGACGGCTACGTCGAGACGCTCGACACCGACTCCGAGGACATCAAGGACATGAACGGCGACCTCATGGCCTCGCCGCAGACCTCCCGTGTCGAGAGCGCACAGCTCACGCTCGCCGAGATCAAGGCCGCCACCCTCAAGGTCATGTACGGCTCCGACAACGTCAAGGACGAGGAGGGCATGATCACGGTCAAGCACAACGGCAACTCCGACGAGACGTGGCCGGCCGTGCTCGAGCTCGTGCTCAAGGACGGACGACGCTGGCGCAAGGTCGTCCCCAACGCCCAGTCCTCCGAGCTGGACGACCTCACCCTCGCCGTCGGCGAGCTCGCCGCGCGCGCCCTCACGGTCAAGTACCTCACGGACGATGCCGGCAACACCTGCTACGACTACATCCAGTCCACTGAGACCGCTGCCGCCAAGGCCGCCGAGACCGCGGAGGACAAGTAATGACCGAGCTCACATTCACCATCCCGGGCATCGAGGGGGAGTTCACCGCTGACTACGACGAGCTCACCTCCTACAAGACCAACAAGCAGTTCGCCAAGAGCGAGACCGAGCCCGCCGGCATGTTCGATGCATTCGAGCGCGTGTTTGCCGGACATGACGAGGAGTACATGGAGCGCCTGGGCGGCTCCGTCGAGTTCACCGGCGTGCTCATGCAGGCCGCATTCGAGGCGGCGAAGGCAAAAAACTCCCAGGATTCGTCCTCGAGCTCGAAGGGCACCGCGCAGAAGTCGTAGCGGACTTCCGCCAGTACTACGGCATCGACCTCCCGCTCGAGGGCGGACCGGACGACCTCCGGCGCGCCGCCCTCCTGTGGGAGCAGCTGCCGAAGGAGTCGAGGTGCGCGCGCCGCATGTACCCGGAGCTCAAATGGAGCGAGGAGACGTACATGCTCTGGCGCATCGAGCACCAGCTCAGGAGCCTCGCTTGGGGACTGAGCGACAAGAAGCACCGGCCGCCGCAGGAGCCGCAGCCGCTCAAGACGCCCGGGCAGCTCGCGGAGCTCAAGAGGCACCAGCGCAACGCCCTCGCGAACAGGGCGGAAATCGACGAGATTCTAGGATTAGGAGGACGGGATGGCGACTAGCGTAGGCTCGGCATGCATCACGCTCATGCCGTCCATGAAGGGCTTCGCCGGCAGCATCTGCTCGGAGTTCGGCGACACGGGCTCCAAGGCCGGAAAGTCATTCGGCGACTCGATGACCTCCGGCGTGGACGGCGGGGTCAAGCGCTCGGGCGGGCTGCTGAACGGGCTCGGCACCGTCGCAAGGGGCGTGGGC